GGTGAAAGCCGATAAGGATATTACTTCTGATATTTATGAAAAAAAGCGATCAGAAACCATAAAAGAGAAAAAAGAATCCACACTGCTTAAACAAATTGGTTTTGCCTGTGTTTATGTAACCGTTTTGATTGTCGTTATGCTGATAGTAAAGCATTGGTGCAACAGACAATCTTCATCATAAGACTTTAAATTTATAAATTGGACTGCCCCGGCTCGTGATGAGTCGGGGTATTTGTTTAAATACAATTTCCCAATTGGATTACACAATTAACTGAAAAGAATAGAATTTTGCGTATCTTTGCCCTGTGATTTTGGAGTAGAAGCCAATCTCATAATAAAAGTTTGAGAGGGGGCTCGTAATGCACGATGCCCTCCTTTTTTGTAATACGTAATAATGTGACAACAAATATTTTTAGAAATAGGCAAATCCTTTTGAACAAATCCATTGGTATCTTGTTCAATAAAATGTGAAGTAGATTGTCAAAACGTAACTAATCTGAACCGTTCCGGCTTGTGATAAGTAGGGACGGTTTTTATTTTGATAATATTTCTGTTAAAAGATAACCCATGAATTATATGTTCTTTTATTTTTGTACACAGTTAACATCAACTTATGTATCATGGCTGAAAAAAGAATCTTATTCCGAAGAGGAATTGAATGAAATGATCGTATGGTTCAATAACCATGCTGATGAACTTCCCAAAGAAATGCAGATTAACAAAGCGGCTTTCACTCCGGATTTGAAACTTACTGTTGAAAGTTGTATCATGCAGGCTAAGCAATGTCTGGGCAACTATAAGATGGCCGGGGCTTTCCGGATGCTCCAACAAATCAGAGAGAACCTTGAGAAGGCAGCCAAATAAGCTGCCTTCTTAGTATCTTTGCCTCATTGGGTTCAGATCATTTTATTGAGATTTCTTTGACTTCTCTTTATATATTTGTATATTTGTTGAAACTTTAAATTATAATGCTATGTTTGACCTACTTAATGAATACCCCAATAATGGCAGTTTTAAGTTCAAAAGTACGGATTCACTTAATGATGTTTGTAATGCTCCGACGAACAAAAGTGGAGTTTACATCGTGATTGCTTTCATTGGTGGTGAACAGGAGTTGATCTATATCGGCCGCTCTGGCAAAAAAGATAAGAAAAAAGGTGTTATTGTACACCGTAAAGCTGGCTTGGGTGGTATAAAAGACCGTATTGTTAATGGACATCAGTTTGGTAAAATCGCAAGAAAGAGATCATGGCCATTAGAAATGAAGAAAAATGCAATAGATCATCTTCTTGTATTATGGTATGATACCGAGAATGATGATCCTGTAGTTGTAGAACACCAACTATTAATTGAATATGAGAAAGAATTTGGACGCCTTCCTGTTTGGAATAAAGTTAAATAAAATGGAATACAATTATGACGAAGAAAGCGTGAATGCCTTAATTAACCGGGCTGAGACCGCGCAATTACCCCAAGAGGTAACTTTAAGCGAGGCAGAGCATATCTTTGACACTTCTCTGTATGTTAATGCGAATATCTGCGATATTAAGCAGCATTATCCGGACGCTTTCTATAATCCGGCAATCGACCGGTTGTATCGGTTGAAAGAATTTGTAGAAGAGGCGGTTGAGTAAGCAGCCCGTTTTTTTGTTTTTCATTAAGACTTCATACTTTTGTACTATGACTTATAAGGAAGCTCAATCATATTTGAACCGTATCAGGGAATTTGCTATTGGAGCATCGGTAAGAGGACGCATAATAGAACATCTTTTTTCCATTGGGTCTACCGATTGGGAGGAAATGACTGGATTTATGAATCTCCGTATTCGGAAAGGAGAGGAGGCTGCCTTACTGGAATATGACAGTCTGGGTAAGAGCCTTTCTGTATATGGAGTATCAGTCAAAGATAGTGGTGGAACTCCACATTGGGAGATGACCATTATGGATAGCTGGGAGTTAACATTGACCAATTAATATAGAAAATCCCCGTAGCAACTCAACTACGGGGATGGTGTCAAATATAATAAGGTTATCTTTTCATCATCATTATATAATCTCTCACCTCTATGCTTTATTGAAATTTTCCCATTTTGTTTTTTGTAAAGTCATATAAAATACCCATCTTTGCATTGCGTTACATTTTGAAGTAATCGAGGCGTTGTCTCGTATTGAGCTACAGACGATTTTTATTGCCTGTAGCTTCTTCATAATACGGTTCCGACCCCCGTGTGGAGTATTAATGTACCCACTGTTTCGATTACGGAATGTAACGCAACGGGAAAGCGGAACCGTTTTCTTTTTCTGCTGCTAACGCAATTCGCATATGTCAAAATCCCCCCCAACCACTTATCAGCTATCCAAAAAGTTTATAGGCTATGGACACTATGAACTTACAATTTCTTCCTCTGAGGGCACAAAAACGATTATCACAGGGAGTATGGACTTGATAGAACGGCTAAACTCAGAGATAGACAAAGAAAAAGAGGAAGCGACTGCCGAAGCAATCGCTCTAGTTCTTAAATCCTCACTTTAGATTATCTAAAATCTTTCTTATGGCTTCATCAGCATGTTTTCTCATAATTCTGACATAATTAAAGATCGGTCTGTTGGATTTCATGCTTTGGCCTATACAATACTCCAAAGTTTCCAATGGTATGCCCTGTTCAAAACCATGTTGGACAAAGGATTTACGAGCTGAATAATATACGACATGCGATTCTATCTCCAGCCTCTCCCCTAGCCTTATAATTTCTTTTGTTACATAGTTACGAAAATTAGGATAAGAGTATTTATAACCAAAATCAAGCTTTCCATTACGCCCCATCCATCTTTTGATAATCGGTTTTGCTTCCTCAGGAATAGTGAAGCTGATCTTCATATCACCTTTCTTTGTGTTTTTTGATTTTTCACGTACATATTCCATAATTTTCGCATCTTTGAAATTGTATTGCATCAAGTCCATCAGATTGATACCTCCTAGATAATACGAAAGCATGAACACATCCCTGGCAACACGCTGAGACTTCTCTTTTATCTCTGCATCCCTTATCTTCTTTACGTCAGCTACCGAGATATCACGCTCTTTAGGCATTCCTGCCGGTCTTTCATAATATTCAAAAGGATGCGTGTCATATGATACTTTTTTATCCCTTATTGCTTGATTGATTATTGCCTTCAAATGTGCCATGTGCATACCACAAGTAACAGGAGCCAGCCTTCGGACATTCTTTAGATAAATGTCAAAGTCCTTTATGGTCCGGGGAGTAATTCCATCAAGCATTATATCATATTTGACAAACTCAATGAAGTAATCACTCGCCCTTTGATATAAGGAAGCAGTGGTCCTTCTCCCCTCTTTAATCAAATTCTGCATATAGTCAGCCGAAGCAACACTATAAGAGATAGCTCCCTGCTTTACCGAGGACAAGTATTCGACAAGTTGGGTACAAGTATAGGATGATGTGTTTATTTTATCCAAGGCATCCTGATATGAATTAAGTATTCCACGTAATTTAGCATTGACATGTGCAGCATCAGGAACACCTACCACCTGCCCTCCCTTAAAATTAGCAGTATTATCTATTTCAAATCGGGTAACGATGTATCTTGTTTCCTGTTTATGACCAATTGCTATACGAATTCTGTGTTTGCCGTTTTTCAGCACCTTGGCCGGAACAACGGCAGCTTTAAGAGTTGTCATAATTGTTCTGGATTCGTTTTAGACAAGTTCTTTTTGCCAAAAGTGGCACAAACTGTCTTTTTTTTATCCAAAAACGAAAACTAGAGAAGCTTAAGAAAGCACAAACCCCTCTGAAACAGAGAGGTTTGTAAAGTGGAGCATGCGAGACTCGAACTCGCCACCTTTAGACTGCCAGTCTAACGCTCTAGCCAGATGAGCTAATACCCCGAGAAATAATAACGATGCAAAGATACATAGAAAATCAATAATACAAAGCTTTTGGGAAAGTTTTTTTCTCATGTGAACAAAAAATTTATTTGCCACTTTTGCGCCAAAGAGTTACTTTTGCGTGAAATTGTTTCAACATAGTTTCAACATACATACACGATTATGGCAACATTCAAATATGAAATATTTAAAGATAGGAAAAGAATAGATGGCACTTACAACGTTAAGATAAGAGTCACACACAATAGGAAGCTTAAAAGGATTCCCACTTCCATATATGTTACGAAAGAAGATATAACCAAGGGGTTTAAAATCAAAAATCAGTCCATCTTAGATGAATTAAATAACATCATATCCATATATCGGAGCAAGTGCAACCTGTTGTCATTGCTCATAAACGATATGGATATAACAGAACTTGTGGAGCATATAACCAAAACTGATGAATCATCTCTAAAAATAGACTTCATTTCCTACGCCCGCAAATGGATAGATGAGAACAGAGAGAAGCATGGAATCAATGTGTATTCCTGCATGGTAAACTCTTTAACAAAATTCCTGGGACGGGAGAAATTGGATTTTAAGGAGATAAATTACAAATTCTTGAAATCGTATGAAGAACATCTCGGTCAAAGACGTGCACTCTCTTTATATATGGGAGCAATCAGGCATTTGCATAACGAAGCTAAAAAAGAATATAATGATGAAGAAGCAGGGGACATAAAGATACCATGGTCTCCATTTACCAAGTATTCTATACCTAATATAATATGTACCCGCGAAAGAGCTTTGGACGCAGATACTATCAGAGCCATATACAACCTGCCATATATACTCACTAAAGATAAAAAGGAGAAGGATTGCAGATTTAATTTTGCAAAGGATATGTTTATATTATCCTTTTGCTTGATGGGTATGAACTCGGCAGATTTGTTTCTTTGTGACACTATAAGCGAAAGCAAGGGAACGCTTACAATCACATACAACAGGGCAAAAACTGCAACAAGAAGGACTGATAAAGCAAAAATAAGCGTTAACATTCATCCCTTCATATTGCCCATATACGAAAAGTATAAGGACGTATCCGAAGAAAGAGTTTTTAGGTTATATAAAAAGTATTCCACTTATGGCAGACTCAATGTTGCCATAAATGTAGGTTTGAAACAGATAGGGAAAGTTCTTGGCATTGAAGATTTGGAATTTTACGCAGCCCGGCATTCTTTCGCTTCCATCGCACGAAACGATTTAAAAGTGGACAAAGGTACAGTAGGAGAAGCACTAAATCATGTAGATAAAGAGAACAGAATGACAGATCTATACATAAAAAAAGATTTTTCCGTAATTAATGATGTTAACAGTAGGGTTATTGATTATGTTTTTAACCCCGATATGATGAAAGGGTAAATGTAAGGCAGCTTATTTGGCTGCCTTTTCTATTCTCCCTAAATAATCTTAGCTGTTCAATAGTCGGATTAAAACGTAGAATTTCTTCCAGTCTTGCTTTATCACTAATATCATTGAATTAAGATATTTTCCACAATCGAGAATTTTTGCACATCTATCCAATTGAAATTCTCCCTGTGAATATTTACCTATTGTTAAGTATTTTCTTTACCCAAATGAACTGCTTTTTTGGCAAAAGCATGAAAAGAAACCGTATGTCAACATGTCGTCAGGAAGATTGTATTCAATAAGATCTAGAATGCTTTTTATCTATTGTTGTAATTGAAATAAACGCTCTGTTAAGATGTCCATTTTGTTCTACACTCTTTACTTGAACTTTAAAAAGTTTATATTTCGAATCATGAAAAACCTTACTATGCACAGTTTTAACATATCCTATATCTATACCATCCTTAAAGAGTTGCACTGCATATTTGTCATACAAATTTCTCTTATCCAACTTCCATTCGAGTATATCCCCTTCCTTTAATATTCCACTAGGTAACTGTCTTCTTGTCAGCCCGCAAACCTCACTAGTAAATTTTAAATCACGAACAGGGTAATATTCTGCCAAAAATTCAAAATTATCTGTTGATAACAATCCTTGAGTTTGAGCCAGTACGTAGTATTTATTCTCTTTCAATTTAGGGTTAATCTCCCAATAATTATAATATTTTTGTATATCGGAACGCTCCGTATTAGTTAAGCGTTGAGCAAATACCTCTAAAACATTATTTTTATATACAACTTCTGGGTTTGGAAAGTCAGGATACATATTAAAGCCTTTTTCTAAAGCTTCTTTTACTCCATCAGATATATATTCAAACCTAACTCCTTCAGTCTGATTTCGAGTTATTTTACCTATCTTTATTCGACTGTCATTTCTGCCACGTCTCCAGATTAGATAGATGCGCTTTATATATCTCTTCATAATATAATGTTTTTTAATCTCAAAATGCGTTCTTTTATCAGTTTAAATATCAGCTCCTTACGATAAGAGGATAAACCATATTCTTTCCTCAAATCATTTGGAAGTTCTTTATCTATATTAAAAATTATATCACGTATTTTGTTTTCATCATACAAAGATATAACATTATTTATTATGTTATCAACTATTTCTTGATATTCGACTCTTATATTTTTTATAAGCTCAAAATGATTCAATTTGATTCCATCGTTTCCCCATCTTATTTCAGATTTACCTCGATTGATAAAACTATCAAACATTATATCATCATTTAGCATCTGCTTTACTGCGTCTTCACTTTTTTCTCTAGCTAAACAACAACCGCTATCATATATTGGAGAATACCTACCTTCCATTTTGAGAATTTTCATTTTTACATGTCCGTTCGGGTTCTTGAGTTCTTCGTTTTTAGATAAAAAATCCTTTATTTGCTTAAAACGATCTTTTAATTTAGAAAAGATATGGTTTGCTTCTTCATTAGTCAATTCGGTTTCTTTGTATGGCGTAATAAATCCCCAATTTTCTTGATGCCTATCACTATTCCCAATAATGCTGTCAAAAATGATAGTTTTTATGATATCTTCTATCTGTTCACCCAAATTGAAACTTTCGATTGCCGATTTTATAAAATGAAAGGTATAAGCTGAATATGATTCTTTATTTTCAGGCTTATAAGTATTATCATAGCCAGTTAATATACTCACCCCCTCAGTCAAACATTCTTCTTCGGTATTCATGGACTTAGAAATACATCCTATTTCACTTTCATGTTTTGCTATATTATATTCTAATACATCAAATCCTAAAGAACGACCTACTTCTGAAGATATAATTTCAGACCAGAACTCTGGTTTGTAATCTTTACCTTCTTTCAACATAGAGGTTTTGAAAAAATATACACAGTCATCTTCAGGATTACTAACCACACATTTATTGCGTGTACCTTTAGTGTTAAAAAAGGGTTTTTCGTTCCATTCTGTTATATCATAAAACTTAGCCATATTCTTATTTTTCGCAAACTTACAAATAAGAAATAGTATTTACAAGAAAAGCAACAATAATGATATGTATGAAGATATAATCCTTACAATAATCACAAGAGGAATCCGACATACATATAAATGTCTTGTTGCTTTTACCACATTCCAACTCATCACTGGGATAGTTCAATTTATAAATTTAAAGTCTTATGATGAAGCTTATCTGTTGCGCCAATGTTTTACTATCAGCATAACGACAATCAAAACGGTTACACAAGCACAGACAAAACCGATTTGTTTAAACAGCGTGGATTCTTTTTTCTCTTTTATGGTTTCTGATCGCTTTTTTTCATAAATATCAGAAGTAATATCCTTATCGGCTTTCACCTCCGTACTGTCTTTGGTTGCAGTTTCCTTCTTTCTATTTTTGCTGAAATCACCTTCTATATGCCCATCTGCCAGTAACGGAGGTTTATCGGTCAGACTGTCGGGCGGCTTTCGGGTATCATAGATACGAAAATCAATCACATAGTTACTATTAGTGGTAATAAGTTCGCTCAAAGAGGTACTTGATCCGTGTACGATGTTGACAGATTCACGTGTACTATCTTTCTGTATAATCTTAGTGTCTGACTTGACAGCCTTATGCGAGCTGCCACAGGCAAACAACAGGAACAAACACATGAAAGGAGCCAGCAATATATGTCGGCTTACCCAGTTCATAATTCTAACCAACATAGTCTACAACTTAAGAACTTGCATCCTGTTATTTCCGTCAACCCGATAACTGACGTGCACCCAAGCGAAGTTAGACTCGTCAATCAATTGATCATAGGGCAGGTTCTTTCGGATATACTCAAACAACAGCTTGTTTTGCTGTCTGTCTCCAGTGTCAATATCAGCAGCTTCCCCCTTCATG